TGTGCATCAAAAGCCTGTACATTCGTTCCAATCGCTAATCCTAAAGCAGTTCTAGCAGCCGAAGCAGAGGTTGATCCTGTACCTCCATCTCCAACTGCAAGAGTACCTGTAATTGAACTTGCAGCTAAATCAACAGCCATTTCTGTCGATTCAATTACTATTCCACCATTAGCCTTAAGAGCTACACTTAATTCGTTTCCAGATTTATCTAAACCATTACCAGCAGTTACGTTTCCACTAGAGGAGAAAGTACTATAAGCAAGGTTATTAGTTCCTGTAACAGCAGATCCTTTGTTAGTCGTACAGACAAAACCTATATCAGCATTAGCTGTTCCCTGTTCTACAAAAGTAAACATTCCAGCAGCGTCAGAACCAGCAGCTAAATCAGTTGTTCTTTCCCATGTGCTTGCTTTACAAAGGTATAAACCATTTTGACTTGCTGTACTTTGGTTCTTAACTAAAACTCTTTCATCAGCAGAAACCGCAATATTATCAATCGTTTGCGTTCCAGAAAGTGTGATATTTCCTGTAGTAGCTACTTTTACAGAATCTTTTATATCTAATCCCTGGGCAACACCATCTACATATCCTTTATTTGCAGCATCACCATCAGCAGTAGGATCTGCTAACGATGTAATCTTCTGTGAGTTTAAAGATACAGAAGCAGCAGGAGCAGCCATTTCTGCCAATGTATTTACTCTTACACCTGTATCGAAATCAGATATTTTTGTATGTGCTATTGAAGGAATATCATCACTTACTAATGCTCTAAACGCAGGTGCAGCAGCACTTCCAGAGGCAGCACCAGCTAAAACATGGTTTGTTGTTCTTGTGGTTGCCTTATCAAAAAATGCTCCTTTACCACCGATAGGAATAATACTTGTAGCTGAACCTCCTGCTCCCCCTGTACCTTTACCATAAATTAATACTTCATCGCCTTCTCTTAAAGCAATTTCAGCATTTTCCATCGAGGTTGGGTTAGACGATCCTGTTGATCTTTTTATTCTGATCGTGTTAGCCATTAGAAGTTGCCTCCGTCTACGAGTGTTAGTTTAGTAGTTGTGGTATCTGCTTTAAAGTTACCAGATGAGGAATCATAATAAAGTACTGATCCATCAACTTTCGCAGAAACATCAAAAGTAAGACCACTTATTGATCCTGCTGGACCTTGTGGCCCTGCTGTAGTGATCTCAACTGTAGTTACATCAGATACCTGACTAACTACAACTTGATTAGGATTGCTCATGCTGTGTAACCCTCACTTACAAATAGTGTACCCTCTAAATAATAGTTTTTGCTACCACCTGGTTCTGTTAGTAATACATCATATTTCAGAACATTTGGAGTGAAAGTTGCTGTGTCTGTGTCAGATAAATTCATATCAATAATTCCATTAGCTCTATCTGTATATGTTATCGCCCAATCAGCATATTTTGTGGTTCGTGATTCATCGTAAACTTGTGCAGCTACAGTATATCCAGTAAGATTTATTGCCGATCCAGTAGAATCTTTAAATGTTAATTTTATAGGAAAGTCTGCTCTCCTATCGACAGTAAAGTTTTTCTTTCCTGGAATTATTGCCATTTATACAGTTACTTCCATTGCTGTAATAATTGAAGGGAATCTCCCACTAGTAGAAGCGTCACCATCATAATCGTTTCTACCTAAGTAAAACGTACCTGCACTAGAATCTGCTCTTTTGTGTTGAATACTGTAAGTTGTTGCAGAAGTGGTAGCTGGTGAATCTAAAAATTCAAAAGATGTTTGTATGTAAGACAAACTACCACCACCATAGGTATCAATAACTGTACTAGCTGATGTTCTACTAGAAGAAGTATCTCCAACAGACCCACTTATTGCTGATCCTCCTCTAGCTAATCTAAAAAAATGAACCCAATTATCAGCACTACCAAAACCGATAAATGTAAATCTGACTAATATTTTATTAGAGTTGGATGAAGGAGTAATAATAACTGTTGGACCTATATTTGTAAAGCTACTGGCTGTAGATGAAGCGGTATCTGTTTTTACTGACTGAACAACCTGTATAATCCCACCATTAGAGCCACTTGGCAGCCCACCGACAGGAACGATTGAATTGACTTTAAGTTGGCTCATGCTGCTATCTCCATAAGTGTTAAGTTTGAAGTTCCAGCAAGAGTATAAGTTTGATCCGCTCCTGTATTAGTTCTATTTACGGTTACTTCGTAATTACTAAAACGAGAAGCTATCTGAATTTTATATGTAAGGGTATCTCCAACATTATATGTAGGAGTATCTAAAAAATTATGTGATACCATATTGGTGATACTAGCTGATTCTATGTATGTTCCAAATGAACAGGGGGTTCTGTTTGAAGTACCATATGAACCTTGACCAAGAATAGTAGAACCACGAAGTAAATTAAATGCTGGATAAGAACTTGATGCTCCTCCATTATGAATAGTACACACTACATATATTTTACTTGAAGCAGAAGTTGGAGTAATAGTTCTATTAAAATCAGTTATATCAACAAAACTACTACTCGTAGTTGCAAAATCATTAACTTTAATTGTACTTACAACTTGAAGAACCTTCCCAACACCTGTGATGTCTGTATTACCAGAAGTGTTAGTAAGAGCATTAACTTTTAATGTACTCATGGCTTGGGATATTTAGCTTTAACAGCAGCAACATGATCTTTCCAAGTAGTCGTTCCATTAACAGCATCTTTGTACTGCATATCTAACTGGTCGCCTACAGAAGCATAAATTGTGTCTGTCGTACCAGCAGCACCAGTTCTTTGAGATTGATAAAGTATCGCAGCAGCTTCAGCGTCTAAAGTAACTCTCGCAGCATCAATATCAGATTGAGTTAAAGAGATTGCGTTACCGCTTGCATCAAAAGCTCCAGCACCATCATCAATCGTTACAACAGATGGGTAAGCTTTGCGTATCGCTTCGTGATCTAAGGCCATAATCAGGTTTTAATTAGATTATACATGGAAGTAATCATGCTGACACCTCCATAATTGATAAGGATGAACTTAATGAATAATTGCCATCATCCCCCCTGCGATTTATTTGAATAGCATTACTTCCGCTTGTTGGCATTGCTTGTATTTTGAATGTATGAGCATTTGTATCACCTGCCGTATTAAAAAAATTTATTCCATAATGAAAACCAAGATTACTCGCACCCATTCTTACCATTGCAAAAGCCCTATAATCAGTTTGACTTCCTACAGTTCCGCTGCCTACATTTGTTGAATCTTTTAAAATTCTAAGCAATGCAGCATCAGTACAAGCAGCAAATACACTTGCCATTACATAAAACTTACTAGTTGCGGAGGTTGCTGTTATTGAAACACTTAAACTTGGAATATCTGTAAATGAAGTATTACTTACTGAAAATTGGTCAGTTTTTAAAGTTGAAACTACTTGAATTATTCCACCACCACCGCCTGTCGGTACTCCTGATACTGGGATTATGCTGTTGACTTTAAGTTGACTCATAGTTTAAACGACTGTCCAAGTTTCACCAGCACCAACTGTAACTGTTACACCTGATTGTATAGTAATCGGACCAAAGCTGCCAGCATTTTGTCCATTAGTAATAGTATAACTCTGAGTTACTGTTTGGTCGTTCTCCCAAAAGATATTGTCACTTCCAGCACCTTGAGCACCTGCTCCAGCAGCAGCCCAACTTAACGTACCAGAAGCATCTGATACAAGAGCATAACCAGAAACAGCAGCGTCAGCAGCAGGTAATGTCCAGGTAAGACTAGAAGAAACTGTAGCTGGTGCTTGAAATGCTACATAATGACTACTATCAGAATCAGCAAACCTAAGATCATTCTGTGCTTGGAGCGTTAATCCATTAGCATCAAAAAACATTTGTTCCGTACCAGATGACGAAAACCCCATCACGTTTGCAGATCTTCTAAATAAACCTAAATCTGTATCCGTATCAAAAGAAAGGGCAGGGACAGATGCATTACTAGAATCATCTATAAGTAACTGACCTGTCATGATACCGCCAGCTTTAGACAATAAACCTAAATTAGCCTGATCTATATTTCCTATTTCTGTAAAAGCACCATTGCTTGAATTTCTTATCTTTAAAATATTTGTAGTGGTATTTAAAAAAGGCATACCAGCAACACATTGGCTGGAAGCTAGATCACTAGACTTAGAATTACTTGAT